GAAGATTGCATCAAAACTGTAGAATCAATAAAAACAAACGATATGAACGAGAAACAGAAAGAACAGATACGCGAGGCCCTGCGCCTCTATGTGATGAAATATCCGAGCCAAAACAAGGCAGCAGCCAGTCTGGACGGTACGAGTGCGGGCACGGTAAGCTCGGTGCTGAGCGGCAAGTGGGAGAACATCAGCGACGACATGTGGCGAAAGATAGCCTCGCAGGTGGGAACCGCCACCCCTGGTGCTTGGCAGATGGTGGAGACCACGGCAGCAAAGGAGATGGCCTATGCGATGACTGACGCCCAGGAATGGAAGAACGTGACCTGGGTGGTGGGCGAAGCCGGATGCGGCAAGACCACGGCAGCGCGGCTTTACGAGCGTGAGCACAGCGGTGCCTACTACGTTCTGTGCTCGGAAGACATGAAGCGCAGCGACTTTATCCGCGACATTGCGAAGAAGATAGGCTTGAGGACTGACGGCATGACGATAAGAGACATGCTTGACGCAATCATCGGCGCGCTGATACAGACGGAGAACCCAGTGCTGCTGTTCGATGAAGCGGATAAGCTGACGGAAAGGGTGTTCCACTACTTCATAGACCTGTATAACAGGCTTGAGGACAAATGCGGCATCGTGTTTTTCTCGACCTCTTATATCAAGCGCAGGATGAAGATGGGACTGCGTTATGACAAGAAAGGCTATAACGAGATACACTCCAGGATAGGACGCAAGTTCTTCGAGCTGGAGCAGACAAGTCCGAACGACGTTTATGCGATCTGCGTGGCGAACGGACTGACCGACCGCAAGAAGATAGCTGAGGTGGTGAAGGACGCTGAGCAGTATGACTTCGACCTGCGGAGGGTGAAGAAAGGTGTACACAGAGTGAAGCAGATGGACGCTTGAACGGTGTTCAAATAACATTCAAACGATATGAAAAGAGCGATAAGCGTGAGCGAGCTGCTTGCGATGAAGAAGCAGACCTACAAGCTGAGCGACGAGTGGCGCGAGGCGTTTGGCGAGCCTGAGCGGAACGGAGTGTGGTTCGTGTGGGGTCGAAGCGGAAGCGGCAAGACGAGTTTCGTGCTGAAGCTGTGCAAGGAACTATGCCGATTCGGGCGAGTGGCTTATGACAGTCTGGAGGAAGGTTCGAGCCTGACGATGAAGAATGCCTTTATACGAGCCGGGATGCAGGACGTGGCACGCCGAATGGTGCTGTTGGATGCCGAGAGCATGGAGGACCTTGACAAGCGGCTGTCGAAAAGGAAAAGCCCCGACACGGTGGTGATAGACTCCTACCAATATACGGGCATGAGCTTTGAGGACTATCGGGCTTTCAAGGCCCGGCATCCCAACAAGCTGCTCGTCATCATCAGCCAGGCCGAGGGCACACGCCCGAAGGGGCGTACAGCGTCGAGCGTGATGTTTGATGCCTCGCTGAAGATATGGGTGGAGGGATATAGAGCCATATCGAAGGGGCGATATTTCGGGGACAAGGGATATTATACGATATGGGCAGAAAGAGCTGAGGAATACTGGAGTAAAGATATAAAACAATGAGTAAGGACATGAACGACTACCGGCAGGGTGACACGATATATATCCTGCTGAAGAAAATCCAGGCGGAGAGCGTGATGGATGAATGGCTGGAGGGTAACTGGCAATGTGACCTGACGGCACACCGCAGCCAGAAGAACAAAGGTTGTGTGGTGCTGGAAACTACCGACCTGATGTTTGCGGCACGGATTATCCAGTGGCACACTTATGAGAAAGTAACATATAAACGCGAGAAACAATGAGCAGTAAGCATCGAATGATATGGCTGACGCCACCTGTTTACAGCAGCAAGGAAGAACGGATTGAGAGCCGAGGATATACTTGCGAATACTGTCATGGTCAGGACGGTTTTTTAGGCGACCGGAACAGCCCGAACGACAGCGAATGGAAAATCTGCCCCGTGTGTGAGGGCAGCGGCAAGATGGACGCCGAAGTGACCATAAAGTGGAAACCAAGTAAAACGGAAAAGAAATGATATATATTGGGATATTGACCGTAACAACGAATGTCTATGGTTCGCGCAGGACTTTACGCTTCGGCATTGTTCTTGACAAGAAGCGGAAAGGCATAGAGGATAAAATAAAAGAGACGTACCGCAAGAAGTTTGAGGAAAAGATGCAGGAAGTCGGTCTTCCAGCATCGGCTTGCAAATTGTCTTTTAGGTTTGAAACGACACTGCTTGCAGATATAGACCTTGCATTTTTTGAAGATAAAGCAACTGTAAATCCAATAAACATCAATGAAAATGGAAATACTGACAAACATTAAAATGTGGCTTAGCGCAAAGCGCAAGGCCCATAGAGAAAGAAAGGCTGCACAGAAGGCTGCTGCCTTAGTGAGAGAGAGCGAAGCGATAGTTCAGGCTCGCGAGTTCAGCGGTGAGGTGTACGTGTGTTTCAACAACGTGCCTATACTGCCAGCCGACGGGCTGACCTGGGACGTGCCGACGACACTTGCCGTGGCGAGGGAGGCGTGGCTGAAATGGAAAGAAAAGGAGGCGGAGCATGAACCACATCGATAACTACGGGAAGTTCTACAAGCTGCTGAAGCTTCTGCCAGGTGCGGACAAGGAGACCTTGGTGCGGCAGTTTACCAACGAGAGAACCGAGCACTTGCGCCAGATGACCGACAAGGAGTATGAGCTGATGTGCAAGGAAATGGAGCGTGTGGCGGGCTACGACGAACGGCGTGCCGCTCTGCTGAAGGAGAAGCGCAAGGCGCGTAGCGGCGTGCTGCACCAGATGCAGCTGTGGGGTGTGAACACGGCAGACTGGAAAGCCGTGGACCGCTTCTGCGAGGACAAACGGATAGCGGGCAAGGCTTTCCGCTTCCTAGACAGCGTGGAACTGTCAGACCTGAACACGAAACTGCGTGCCATGAACCGCAAGAAGAAAGAAAACGAGTAATGAACCCATAAAAAGAAAAGACAATGGAAACAAAGAACGAGACAGTAGACCCCTTGAAGGGTATGACAAAGGAGCAGCGTGCCGAACTGTTAGCACGGCTGCAGACCGAGGCTAAGAACGACCGCATGGCGAAGCGCGAGAGCTACGAGGCGCTGCGTGGGCAGTTTATGCATGACGTGCTGGGCAGAGTGGAGAACTTGGAGAGTGAGGTTTCGGGCTTCAAGAAATGGCTTGACGACGAGGTGACAGCTTTCACGAAACTCATGCGCGAGTATGGCGCTGTGAAGAACGAGAGCCAGCAGAGCTACACGATCACTGACGGGGACTTCAAACTTGAGGTGAAGTTTAACAAGGTGAAGGGCTTTGACGAGCGTGCAGACCTTGCGGCCGAGCGCCTTGTGGACTACCTGAAACGCTACATGGAGGCGAGCGAGAAGGGCGTGGAGGACCCGATGTACCAGATGGCGATGACGCTTCTGGAACGCAACAAGACGGGCGACCTGGACTACAAGAGTATCTCCAAGCTTTATGAGCTGGAAGACCGTTTTGACGAGGAGTATGCAGAAATCATGCGTCTGTTCAAGGAAGCCAATGTGGTGCAGGCCACGGCGACGAACTACTACTTCTCTAAGCGCAATCCGGAGAACGGCGTGTGGAGCCGCATAGAGCCGAGCTTCTGCAGGTTGTGAGATGTGGGGCATAAGCCTCGACAAGCCTTTTTTTAGCCTTTCTGCGTAACGGGAGGGCATGAATTGAATAAAGCCACCTAAATATGAGCGATTTAGGTGGCTTTTTGATTGCGGTTTAAGGGAAAAAGTTTATTTTTGCAGACTATGAAAAAAGGAAGGAATAAAGAGCTGATAAAGCTGAGGGACGAGGCTCTGTACCGCCGTTACTATTACTGGACGGAGGTGCAGCGCCTACGTTTTGATGATGCCCTGAAGCTTCTTTCAGAACGTGAGTTCTTTATTTCGGAAGAGCGCATCATGAGCATCATCAGACGCAAGTGCAGGGAGGGTGGTACTGTAAACGTGAAGTCGTTGCCGAAGGTGAAGATTCCTCGGCTTACCGCGAGCCAGCTGGAGCTATTCCCGACGCTGTGAGAGAAGAGCAGACTCGTCGTGGATGGTGAACGAAAAGATGTACTCATAGACCTTTATGCCACCGGGCATAGAATAGAAACGCGACTTGGTGCGTATCATCGGCGACATATATCCGAATGGGCGGAAACACTGCAATGCGGTGTAGAGGCTGTTTGCCATTTGCAAACGCTCTGCCACCTTTGACTCGGTTCCCGATCCGTAGTGCGTATCGTCATAGCAATCGACGGCGAGACGTACAGAGAACTGCACCTGCCCCTTCTGGGCTCCCATGCCGACATTGGTCCAATCGGCTTCGAGATTGCCTATGAGGACGCACGGAAAGGTGACCGGGTAGGCATCTTCCTCAATGCCTGCCTCCAACTGACCACAGTCTTCGTCAACGAGTGAGAGACCGGTCATTTTGTTAGTGATGAGTTCGATAATGAGTTTGAACAATTCTTCCATAATGATTTTATTTTTCTGAGTTTAATATCTTGATAATTTCCTGTTTAGTGCGTTCGTGTATCATGTCCTGCAGCTCTCGGCTATCTCCGAGGAACTGTCGCTGTGGGATATGTACGGAGAGTTTCTTCTTTTTTGTGAGAGCGAGGGCACGCCACTTCTGTGCACGTGGATTTGCAGCAGCCTCGTCGGTACGCTTCTTTTTGCTTTTCTTGGAGGCGTTGCGCTTGATGCCCGCCTCGCGATAGAACATGGCCCATGCGAAGCGTCGCATCTTAGGCGTGACAGAGGGGTGCAGCGTTCCTCCCCAGTTGTGTATGGGAGCATATAGCAGGTCGTTTGCCACCTTGACGCGATAGTCTGACGGCGTGTACTTTATGGACGCGAACAGATGGTTGCGTGAGGAAAGGAGCGGTCCATAGCGCGACGCTGCCGTCTTGCCCCCTGCGAGCTGTCTCCCGGTAGTTTGCCAATGGTGGACCCCACCATTTACAAAGGCACTGATGCGGAAACTGTTCTGAAAGAAGTCCTTTGCCATGCGTCCTGCAATGACGGGGAGGCGTCTTCGCATAAGATGGTCGATTTGCTTGCTATGCGATTTTAGTTGGTTTGAGAAATCCTTTAGCTCCATACCATTGGGAATAAGACGTAAAACAAGAGTGCTGCGATGCTGCCGCCGAGAACGGTGCAGAGCCAGTCAGTCCAGTCCCAGAGGTTGCCATTTAGGCGGTCTTTGAGTTCGAGGCACGATGCAGCGACGGCTGCGGCATATATGGCAGCATAGAAAGAACCGGCAAGTGTGGCGACGATGAAGCCGCCGATGAGATGCTTGTATCGGTTAGACGCTGCGAAAAAAGAGAAAAATTTGTTCATAACGCTTGTCTATTAAATTATTATTGTTATCTTTGCGGTGACTTAGAAATAAGTTATGTGTGTTTCGGCACGCATCTGGCGCCGGGGTGTTCCTTGAGAGACCCGGCTTTTTTCATATTTCATAGTGAAGCAACTCGTTTCTACCCTTTATGACACAATAGATATGCTTCAAATCCTTATCAAGCAGATTCCCGTCAAAATTCCGATAGAACTTGAAATAGTTGATGGATTTTTTCATTTTTGTCTCATCAAACAGGTTTGGATCATGGAAATACAGACAAAGAGCATCCGCTTTCTCCTCGACGTCGCTTCTGCTGTTGTATCGGCGTAACTGATCATTCTTTTTAACAAATATATTTGAGTACCATCCACGTCCAGTAACCGAGCGTATGTCCATATATTTGTCATCCATAACCATATCGAGAGCCGCTAATTGTTGTCCATTTTTCTTTTTTGTCTCATTACAGAAGATAGCTTTGTGTCCCATTGAGAACAGTTGATTTTGACATTCATTTTCCAGGTCGGAAGAAGTAAGTCCGCCAAAGAACCTCTGTGCGTGTTCGCCCTCATGAGTTATATGACCAATATGTGCGGCTTTGAGTCCACCAGTACGTTTGTCGAAAACAACATCTTTGTATTCTGGGTCGTGAAGCAAGCGTTTGTATTCAACCCTATTAGCTTTTAATTTCTCCTTATCTGGCTTATCTGATTTGCATAACGAGTTTAAACAGTTGTTGATGTACGGGCAGTTGTAGCAGTCTTTAGCCTTGTTGTTGAACAAAAGGCTCAGCTTGTCCCTGAAGCCCGGTTTATAGAAACTGCATGAGGCGCATGATTTTGGAAAGTATGGATGCGACTGTGCGAACACAGCCCCGTCAGTTCCTGGATTGGAATCGAGTCCTGGCTGCGGATTGCTCATCGCGTCGTTTAGGGGCGTAGCTGTACATGGCTCGTCGGTGGATGTAAGCGAGCATTTGCAGTTCCATCGATCGCCTGGCCGGTGTTCGTTCCAGAACGGGTCGTTGATGGGTCGGACCGTGTTCCAAAAGAGCTGATGGTCGGCGCCAGGATTGGGCGATGTGGATGGCATCCATTTGAGGTTAGGCAGCACATCAGCCTCCCGGAGGAACTGCTGCCAGTCGGCAGCCTGATGTGCCCGAATGACCGCCGTGTCGTACTCGGTGCGCAGCCATGCCCCACACTGATGCGAGGCGATGGGCATGACATCGTTTGCCCACTGATTGAACGGCTTTAAATCGCCGTTTGAATCGGTGAGAAGTCTTGCCATATCAGATTGCATACGGTGGACCTTGAAGGCAGAGAAGACCTCGTTGGAATGGCGTAGCGCCTGACGGAAGTCGTCATCCATGTCGGGCACATCGGCTGCAGCCATGCCTTCGGCTGTAGCCTCATTGAACCTACGTAGGATGGCACGGAACAGTTCGGGCGAAAGGTCGGTGGGAGACTGAGCCTTGCCCCGACGGTAGATGTCTTGGAGAATCTGCGCGATGAAATCGTCGGAGAACTCCATTGACGCAGCCACATCGTCAGTCTTCGCCTGGTAGAGATTGTTGACTACCACTCTAAATCCGCCCCGCCCGGTTGCGGGGCTTTTGCGAAAAAAGAGCGCAGCCAGTTTTTGAATGACTTTTTTTGTTTGGGCGACGGTTCGGCGTTCTTTTTGTCGTTGTTGTTTTCGGGTTCGTCATCATCATCGGCATGGAGATGCTGATTGGCAATGGAGGCAAGTGCCTCCTTTTTTTGTTGTTGTTCGGCTTTCAGCTTGTCGTAGTCGGCAGGTTTTTCGACACCGAACTCCTCGTAGAGATAGTCGTCGGAGACAGGCAGCTGGAAATTGGCGCGCAGCTGCGTGAGTATGTTCATCTTTGTGGAAGGGTCGATGTCCTTCTGCTCGGGGAAACAGAACTCTCCGCCAAAGGTGTTGATGCCCATGCGCTGGAATATGTCCGTCATGTCGTAATTGAGCACATCGAGGATGTATCGTCTGTCGGCCTGCGCCACTCGGTCCTCCACCTTCTTGTGTACCGTTCCGAGCGCCTGCGTTCCGTTTTCTGAGGACTCGGTGGTGAGCGTGTTTCCGAGTATGAGCTTTGAAATCTCGTTGTTGCAGCGCTCACAGAATCTCTCGTAAACATCAGCCGACCCCGTTTTGTTGCCCGCCTCAACGAGGTTTAGCGTGGTGTCCTTGCCATGCACGAAGACTGCGAGCGAGCCAGCATTGTAGGCATCGTCGATGGCTCGCTGTCGTGAGTCCTCGTCATCGGTCTCGTAAGTGTACTCCTGAATGGGCATGCCAAAGACCTCGGAGAACTGTGACCAGTCGCCAGTGGTGTTGCGCTTGTATATGACCCATGGTGCAGCCTTGGCGAGGAGTCCGAGGTCAGAAGGCGATCCGATGAAAAGCAGGTCGGGGTATTCGTCCCATGAGGTGCCAGTGATGTCGGTCTGATGTCGCAGTATGAGTCGGCGCACAGGGTCGGCGTGCTTTCTTGGGATGAGGTCGTAATCGACCCACTCCCCCTGGCGATAGAACTGGCAGAGGGAAAAGCCCCACATCTTGGCATCTATAATGTCGGTGACGAGTCGTGAGAACCATGGTGACTTAATCTGCTCGTTGACCGCCTCGTCGGGCTTGCCGTCTCTCCAGAACTCGATGTCGGCACATAGTACGGCATTGCGTCGCTTCTCGATGACGCAGGAGAGGTGTGTGTCCATGAGAATGTCAGCGTAAAGGTCGTAGAGTTTGTATCGTCGCGAGAAATCGACATCCTCTGCCGCCCTGACAGCCGAAGTGAAGTCGGCGATGTCGATGCCGAAGCGCTTTGGCTGCGTGAGCACAATGACATTTGGGCGCTGCTGTCCCTGCTGCGGAATGTTTCCGCCTATGGTGATTTTGCCCTTTGGGGCTTTGCTATACTTTCGTTTTGTCATAATCAGAATTTTTAATTGTCAGTTACCAGTGATTGACCCGTTTGGTGTTGCTTTTCAAGCGGAATGGCGCATGTGCAGCACGCACCTCCTCGGGCAGTAGCGGTGCCCCCTGGATGGAGATGTCCTCTGCGGCAACCGCCTTCATCCACTCGACTGCCCGGTCGTAGCGGTCCTTGCGCAACTGTGAGAGTTTCTGCGGGTTGTGAATACAGAAGATGTGGTATACGGCGATGTCTATGACCATCATGAGTACGAGCTGGAGTCGGTCGGAACCAGTGGCCGCGAAAATACGGTCGCAGTCGTATCGTTTGGAGAGATAGCACCTCATTTCAGCGATGGCCCGATCCTCACAAATCTCGATGACCGATTCGTCGGCTCTGGTGAGCGCATCGAGAATCTCTCGGTGAATGGAGGCATCGTAGTCGGAAAGTTGTACGAATTGGCTCATATATACATTGTTTTGAATTTATAATCTTCGCTTGTTGCGTGTGCGTATGTCGGCACGCGAGCGTGTGACCGGTGGTTCTGCCCTGTGCTGAATTTCGTCGATGATGCGATTGCCGCCCTCAACGGCATCAGGACCGTCGGCCGGATAGCGTAGTGAGAGGGTGAAGAGCGTGAACTGGTCGAGGAGTTCCTTCATGTGGGGATTGTCGCGTTCCGCCTCGTTGAGTATGAGATTGCCGGCACGGTTCATCGGTTCCAGATTGGCCTCGATGCGTGTTGCCTTGTCGGTTTTCTTCTCCTCGTCTCCTCGTATGTAGAGCTGTACGCCCTGCTCGCGTCGCACCTTGGCGACGAGCGGCTTAAATACCTGCTGAAAGAACGGGTCCTGAAGTTTGTTGTTCTCCATGTAGCAATAGACCGGAGCACGACCTCCGACAAATGCGAGCAGCTGCACATACCAGTCGATGAACTCGGCATTGAGCGCCTGAGCCAAAAACGTCTTTATGACGTACAGCTTGCCGGAGAGCTTGCCGAGGAGTGAGACCGTCTTGAACGACTTGCCTTTTTTGCCCTTGCCTTCGCCCGGAGCGGGGTCGCCGTAAGCCACGAGGAACTTGAACTTGGAGAGCGGCGGCACCTTTCCGAAAGCCATCTCGGAGAATATCTCGCCCTCTGAGATGGGGTTGTTGAAGTACTCGCCCTGCGCTGACTTCTTGGAAATCTTGGCGAGAACACGGTCGATGTGCTCCTCAGAGTTTTTCTCGGGCCATGTGGAGTGTCCGTCCTTGTCGCGGATATTAACGATGTCCCAATGGTCGGCCATTGCTCCTGCGCGTACGACACAGCAGTCCTTGGCGATGATGTTGCCGCAGAAGAGCACCAGTGTAGGCTCAGAGACAGAGCGCGTTGGGTAAAGCGCCTTCTCCCACCAGTCCCATCGTTTCTGTATGATGTCGGGATTGAGCGTGTCCTGGTCTGTGTCGAAGTCATCGACAATCAATACATCCGGGCGTACGGCATCCTTTCTGGAGCCACGTGGTGACTGTCCAGCACCGAGTGCACGGAATGCCACGCCCTGCTTGGTGATGAACTCGTCCTCCGTCCATGAGCCGAGCGACTGCTGCTTTCCGTAGTAGGCGATGATGCGCCCGTTGGCCTCGAGGTTGGCCCGGAACGGGTCGAGCAGGCGGACGGCATTGTCGAAAGAATTGGATGTGAGTATGACATTTCGTTTAAGCCCGGTGAGTGTGAGGTACATGATGCAGAACATGGCACAAGTGGACTTGGCGAGCTCTCGGCTCCATGAGATTACCTCGAACCACTCGGGATTGGAGAGAATGCGTCGTATGGCCCTTTTCTGAAAAGGTGCGAACTCATACTGTGCGAAGTTCGGGAAAAAGAATTTTATCCATTCGAGCGGGCGTGCTTCAAGCCATGCACGGTGCTTCTGTATTTCGGCCTGTGACATGGAGCGATCGACGGGCGTTGCGCGCGCGATGTTGTCCTTGAACTTTTCCCAGTTTTGTAGTGCTATACGGTCAGTCTGTTTCATACGCTGTTAGAGTTTGTCCTTGATGTAAGCGTCGAAAAGCGAGGTTAGCTCCTTTGCCTTGTCGAGGTCGGATGGTCGCATCCACTCGATGACATCAGTGAGCACAGCGATGCGGTCGGCGATACCCACCTCTTGCTCCATGTTTCGTATTGCTGATGTGAGCTTCACGATAGTGTCAGCCTGCTTAGCATCAGGGTATCGTTGCCCCTCTGGTTTGAGCTGTATTGCGTTGTTGACTTCGGCCACCTGACGATAGAGGCTTTGTACCTGCTCACGTCGTGTGAGCGTGAGTCCGACCTTCTGTTCCTCCCACTTTCCGGCTCGGCACCAGTTGGAGACCGTGACGCGTGACACTCCCACACGGTCGGCAATCTCCTGCTGTGTGAGGTTTTCTCGGAGATAAAGCGTGCGAGCCCACTCCTTTTTCTGTGTATTGGTTAAATCTGCCATTGAAAAATCTGTTTATAATGTGAATAAATGCAGTGCAAAATTACCGTGAAAAGGAGTGAATCCGAGCGAGTGAAAAGCATGACGACAAGTTGTGGCGTTATGATGCCGCCATAACGTTTCATGATAAATCCGGGGGTATGGAATGAGGTCGGAAAGCCATTAACTTTGCAACCGCAACATGGGCAAACCGCCCGACAAAAAAGGAGACAATGAGCAAATTTTTCAATATCAAGAAAGCGGCAAGCGTGAGCACCATCTACATGTATGGCGACATCGGCTACGAGGTGGCGAGCGGGCAGATAGCTGCCGAGCTGGCAGCCTGCGCCGAGGAGAGCGAGCGCATAGACATCCGCATCAACTCGAACGGCGGCGACGTGTTCAGCGGTATAGCCATCTACAACGCCATTCGCCAAAGCAATGCCGACATACGTCTTTATGTGGACGGTGTTGCGGCGAGCATGGCGAGCGTGATAGCGCTGTGCGGCAAGCCAGTGGAGATGAGCCGGTATGCGCGTCTGATGCTTCACAGCGTGAGCGGTGGCTGCTACGGCAACAAGCAAGAGATGGCGAAGTGCATCGCGGAGATAGAGAGCCTGGAGGACAGTCTGGGCGAGATGTACGCCCAGCGCATGGGCATGAGCAAAGAAGAAGTGAAAGCCCAATACTTTGACGGGACTGACCACTGGCTGACGGCGCAGGAGGCCCTGCAGATGGGTCTGATAGACGGCATTTATGATGCGAACCCCGTGGCTGAGGACAGCACCCCAGAGGAGATATACACGACATTCAACAACCGGCTCAGGAACGAGCCACAAAAAGCGAACGATATGACATTAGAAGAACTGAAGAAACAGGCGCAGTTTAAGGACTGCAAGAGTGATGAAGAAGTGGTGGCGAGAGCTCAGCACTATGCGACCCTTGCCGGCAAGGCACAGACCTTGGAGGACGAGAACAAGGACCTGAAGACGAAGCTGAAGGGCTTTGAGGACAAAGCCGAGGCAGACGCAGAGGCTGAGCGCAAGGAACTGCTGGACGCAGCTGAGCAGGACGGCCGCATCAACGCTGAAAGCCGCCCGACCTTCGAGAACATTCTGAAGGGAAACATGGCTGAGGGCAAGAAGGTGCTTTCCGCGCTGACCCCTAAGCGCAAGGTGATGAACGACCTGCACGTGCAGCCCGGCGTGAGCGACGGCCCCTGGGAGCAGCGCCAGAAGCAGATCAGAGAAGCGCGCATGAAGCGCCAGTTCCAGTAAAGGACGAGAGACAGAAGAACCATAAAAAGGAAAACAAATGGCAATAGTAGTAAAGAACACGAACTACAACGGCGAGGTGCTGGAGCGCATCCTGACCGTTGCGACCACGGGCAACGAGCTTGTGGACAAGGGACTCATCATGGTGATTCCCGGTGTGGAAAAGAAAATCAGCGTGCCACGCCTAAAGGCGGGCAAGATGCTGCAGAAGCGCAAGGAAGACCCTCAGAAGAGCGATGCCCAGGGCGACTTCAATTACAGCGAGCAGACCTTGGAGCCCCACGACTTCATGGCGTTCACGGTGTTTAACCCACGAGCTTTTGAGCAGATATGGAGAAAGTGGCAGCCTAAGGGCAACCTGGTGTTTGCGGAACTTCCTCCCGAGGCCCAGAACGCTCTTCTGGAGGCGCTGTCGAAGCAGGTGCAGTTTGAGCTTGGCAACCTGTTCGTGAACGGCGAGTATGTGAGCGGCGGCACCGACGACCAGCTTATGGACGGCATATTGACGCAAGCAGCCAAGGCAAACGACGTGATTGTGGTGAACCCTGAGGGCCCCACCTCGATGATAGACCGCTTGTATGCTGTGCGCAACGCCATCCCCAAGGCGATGCGCGAGAACCCGAACCTGCGCATTCTGATGAGTGTTGACGACTTTGACCAGTACGACAAGGAGCTGACAGAGCGTGAGCACAAGAACTCGAACGAGAGCGAGGTGAACAGCAAGCGCTTCAAGGGCATCGCCATCGAGACTGTGGCCGCCTGGCCAGACTCGCTCATCATGGCGACGCTGTGCTCGCCCGATGCGGACGGCAACTTCTTCGCTGCGGTGAACCTTCAGGACGACGAGAGCGTGATCCAGATAGACAAGCTGAGCAACCCATCGGAGCTGTACTTCTTCAAGCTGCTGATGAAGGCCGACACGAACGTTGGCTTCGGCGAGGAGATTGTGGTGATGGACTGGAGAAAGACCAAGAAGTTCACTTACGTGCCCGAGGGATAGAAACTGGGAACGGCGGAGTGCGTGGAACCGCCTCCGCCCAGGTAACAAATACAACTAAAATAAAAAAAAGATTATGGCAGAGAAAAAGACAGTGAGTGTGAAGGTCGTGGCAAAGTTTCGCGACAAG